GGCGGTTCGAAGCGCACCAGCGGATTCTGGTAGTCGATGCGGGCCTGTGCAATGCCGCTGAAGGTCTGCATCCTGCCGATGATCGTGGCGCGGAGTTGTTCGTAATTCATGATTTGCTGTGCTTTGCCCTCAAATGCGCCCAGGTTGGCCTATACACGCCATTGGGCGCCTGTTGAGAATGACCTTCTTCAAGCGCTTCGCCGTGGTCAATATTCGACTGAAGCATTACTGCCTGATATGGCTGATCAGCCTTGGCAATCACCGCAAGACCTGCGTTAATAGTTTCTTGTGCAGGCCGAATATCAGGCACCGTGTAATCTTCCTTGTCGATACTCACAACATGGCTACTACGGAAGGCCCCTGTATCGACCGGCGAACCACTCACGACCATCTGCAGCGCCTCAGCTGCGATCTCGTTGCGCTTATCCTTCAGATCGGCTTCAACAACCTTCACAAAGGCCGTTGGCCTGGTTCCGCTCCATCCTGCCATCACGCCACCGCCCATTCATCTACCCAGGACGGCCCCTTAACGCTGCCATCGCGCAGCAGTAGGCACCTGCGCCCGAGGGGCTTGCACTCGAAGCCGAAAGGCGTCTTGCGTGCGAAATGGAAGGTCACTTCGCCGTCGAAGTGCCGAAGGGCGACTAGGGTGCGGAACATCACGGCAGCCAAGAGCTTCATCACAGGTACAGGCATCACACGCCCCTCAATTGAACAGACCAGGTCGATTGGGCTGGATCCTGCCCCACATGAATCACCTTGAACCGCTCACTGCCCCGCACCACATCATCATCGACCTTCGGCGTTCCGGCCACTTCGGCCTGTAGCGCGGTCAGCTTCGTGTCAGTGCGCAGAATGTTGATGCCATCGACCACATCCACGCCATAACTGCCGAATACGCCTCGCCCTGTATATGTCACAGTGCTGCCCGGTTGCGTCTGGTTGATCGGGTCTGCTGGACCTGACGGCTCGAAACGGCTGCCGGTGAAGGCGCTCACAGCATCGGCAAGGTCGGTATCGAACGCTTCGGCGATGTCGGCGGTTAATTCGTCGCGTAAGCTCACTTCTCATCCTCCGTCCGACACGGATCCGGCTTCCACTGCATGCGCTTAGCCTTGATCGTGCGCTTGCCCTCGACCAGTGCCTTGATGACGCGGTGACGGCCATCGGCAATGACGCCATTCCAGTCCAGCAGTATCGGCTCGTCCAAATCGGCATTCTTCACGCGGCGACAGTGCCACGCCAGGCCGTGCATGTTGCTGCCGCTCCAAATTTCACCCGACAGATTGAGTGCGGCCAGCGGGCAGTCAAACACTGGCAAGCCCTTAGCGTCATCTACCAGCTTGGCGACCGAATACAGGTTTCCCTGGCCGTCGCTGTAATAGTCCTGAAGTGGGTGGAAATGATTGAATTCAATCTTTGGTGGCTTGGTGTACTTCGGCATCTTCACCCCGTCACCGAATGGAGCCAGGGCTTAGCTAGGTCCCACAACCACGGCACGCCCCAGAACAGGATGGCCATGATTGCGGCACCGGCAATACCGGCCACAATGATCAGCGCCGTAAACGCGCCATCTAATCCGCTTTCATACATAGTTAAATCCTCTTGAGCATCCTTACGCCACCCAATCCGCCTAGCCACGGCTTAAGCAGTGCTAGGGCCAGATTTTCACCAGCCGACACGATCTTGTGGCCATGTGCGAAGGTCTTAGAGCTGGAAACCCCCTCGGCCTCTACTGACTTATTCATCAGGCCGTATTCGGTCCGGCCGTAGATCGCGCCCTTCGCAGCATCACGGGCCACATAAGCCGCCGCTCGCTTCCATTCCTCGGGCATGGGTTCAAGGTCGGGCAAGCGCTGATTCGTCATCCAGACGTTGGCTATCAGCACCGCCTCATCCTTCTTTCCCGCTTCAGTCCACGAGGCGCTGAGCAGCGTGTCGACCTCCGCGACAGTCACGTACTCGATCATGCCGCCCCCCTGAGCGCTGCCCGCACCTTGTCAGCACCGGCCTTGTGGTGGACCCTCACGCCACGCTCCCTGGCAAGCGCGTGAAGCCGTTCAGCGTCCAGTCCTTCCAGTCCGTCATTACTGGGAAGATCAGGAACGACGGCTGGTTGAAGGGGCACATCGATACCCGCCACTGACTCGACTGCCTCTGCATCATCCGGTCGCACACCCTCAAGCGCAGGGCCGACGCCAGTCAGCAGATGGTCAAGAATGAACCGCTGGCACGCGCCTGAGCGCATTTCATCCAACGTCCATTGCCCGTAGGCCACGCGATGGAAGTAATCGAGCCGGTCTTCCAGACTAGGCAGCGTTTCGCCCGAAAGGTCTGCGTAGGCCGCAGGGCCATGCGCGATCACAGGCACCCCGGCCAGCAAGGCATCATGGCCCACATTGCTATTCCAGGTCACCACCAAGCGAGCGCCTGCAAGGGCGCTTTCCAGTGAGCCGGTGCGCGATTCCACGCCCGGTAGATCGACGCCACCTCGCGGATGCTTCCGATATACAGCCCCTGGATACTTGCTTACCGTCTCACGCAGCCACGCCACGTACTGATCAGAACGCATGCCGTGTGCCGCATCTCCAGGCACTTGGCCACAAATCAACACGTAGCCGTTGGGGTCGCCGCCCTTGGCCGCAATCGCAACATCAAGCGCATCAAAGCGATCGGAAGGACAGGCGAAGTCAGGCATAGCATTCAGGCGATCAAGCCCTACTTGGAAATGCCCCCCTTCGTACTCGCCCTTAACGTTCACCCGGGCCATATAGCCCCAGTCCACGACCACGACCGGCACGCCCTCAGCGCGGTACGCATCACGCACCCTCCGCCCAGCACGCATGCCGTAGGAGACGACGAGATCGAAGTTCTCGACCTCGCCCCTGTAGTACTCGGATGCGCGCGCGGCAACCTTGCAGCCCATCGCCGCAAACCCTTCACGTAGGGCTGTGACGACAGGATGGCTACCGCCCGCATAGATGCCGACGCGCATAGCCTTAGCTCCCCGATCCGGTGGACAGGTCGATGATGACGCCAGCCGTCACCTTGTCGCTGGTGGCGTACTTATTCCAGTTCGCGCCGGTACCGACCGATGCGAGGTTGGGGTTCACGCCGGCTTGCTCATCCCACGAGTAGCCCAAGAGATCAACGTTGAACGTGCCTTCAGCGCGGTAGCCGATGGCCAGGTTCTCCTGATCGTTGACGGGATAGGAGCGGATGCCCGGGATCTGGGATTCGGTGATCGTCACAGCGCCTGCCTGCAGGCCGAAGATCTTCTCAGCGGGGATTTTGTCAGAGACAAGCACGGGCTTGCCCATGGTTCCAGGTGTGCCGCCGTACACGACCGAGCCAGCCTCTTCGAAAATCTTCTCACCGATGGCGTCATCCACCAGATCGAAGTAGGTGCCGGAGTCCATGCCAAACACGGCGATGCGGTTGAAGCGGTCGCCGAACTTGCGCATACCCTTAGTGAGCACCTTCTTGTGGTCGGTGGCAAAGGATGCAGACACAACCATGTTTGCATTGGCGCCGATGGCCCCGGAGAGCCCAGCAAAAGCGAACTGGATGTAGTAGTCCAGCACCGCGTCTGCCATGTCTTGACCAACGAGCATGGAGAACTCTTCAGGCGAGCGCGCACGCCGCTTGAAGGCTTCCTCGGTGGTTTCGTAGGGGCCGTACTTCCAGGGGGTTTTTACACCAACCTGCTCGCCTGCACCGATCTTCTTTCCGGTGACGGCGGTGGTGGCGTTCACGTTGCGGTGCTCAAGTGCGCCGCCAATCGTGTAGAAGGCGCGCTTGCGCAGGTCGCCTTCGATGTTCTCATTGCGCAGCACGATAGCGCCACCCGACGAGGCGTTAAATACGTCCAGCACATCTTGCAGGCGCTCGAGGTACGCGGTTTGGGCCAGATCGTTGTAGATGATCAGGTCGGAATTAACAGTGGTAGCCATATGGCCTCCTTATTTCGGTAACTTGAGATAGGCTGCTTGCCCATGTTCTTTCACAAAAGCGGCCATTTCCTCGGGGGTCATGTCGCTACGCTTTTTCCCGCCCTTGGCACCCTTGTCGCCAGTTGGGC